GACTAATTCGACAGTTTCTTCCAGAAGGAACTAAAATAGAAGAGATTCCATCTGAACAAATTCAAAACATCATGTTTTTGCCTTTAGGATTTACTGTCTGGGACTAACTACCGTAATTTCTAGTCTTAATCCGTCACAATCTGAATTTATAAAAAGCTCTTCTTTTTTTCATTATAATCACTTCCAAAATTTATATTTAATTCTCCCATTATTATTTTTATCACTTAAAATTCAATTTTATTTCTTTTTGATACTTTTATTTTTCTAATCTCTAACAAACAAACTTAAAAAATATTTTATTGTTTATCACTCATAAAAATTTCTTAATTTTTAACTGCATATTTTTTATGGTCTGAATATACAAAAAAACTCTAATAGGCGAAAACATTAATCTATTTATAAATCAAGTTTTGCCTATTAAGAGTTTCTGTAAAATTGTATATACACCATTCAATCTGTTTTATTTTAATACAATACACTCTCTTTGCTATTTGTAATTAAAACTAATTAATTTAATGCATATCATGTTACTATTGACTGAATGCTATGCAACAAATGAATAACATATAGCTAATTTTTTAGTACTTTTAAAAAATTCATTTGTCAGCTAACTTTATCAATTCTAATTTAATGCTTTCTGTCATCTACGGCTATTTTAAAGGTAAGTGGTTGTGTGTAAGTTCCTGCTGCAATTGGGTTATCATTATCAGTAAGGCTACCTGTAATCGCACCAAAATTTAAAGTTCCTCCATAAGTGGGTGCTGTTCCTTGATCTTGGAATGTAGCAACTAAAGTATTATTTTTAACTTCTACATTTTGGGATATACTCGGTCCTGAAAGCGTAACAGCTGTCGTAACTGATTTTCCTCCTCCGGTACCTTCTGTTCTCTCAAGCAGTAAATTATTAGTTTCGTATTTAAACTCACTCAAAACCGTTACATTTAACTCTTTTTCTCCTGAAATATTAGGAGTAGATATCGTAATTTGTTGGTTATCAGTTGGTTTAGTATCTTCTACACTAATACTTGCAGGTATATTTATTTCATATTTGGTACGCTTCTCATATGTTATTTCTGAACTTTTATCCTCCGCACTGACTATTGATAAAGGTACAAGACCTGACATTGCTACTGCAAATACCCCTGCCAATATTCTTTTTCCAATTTTAAAATTTTTCATTATAATTTCCTCCCTTTATTTTTTCTTTTACTATTTAACGTTTAAATTAAACTTGACCTCTGAACCATTTAGCACACCACTTCCATCGCTATTTGAGAAACATTTGTATTTTAATACTGTATTCTCATATGTACCTACCGGTAATGACTGGTTTAGCGTGATTTTGTTAAACGCCTGTCCTGGTTCTACAAGGTTGCTTTCCCATAACTTTGTACCATCAGCTAAGATCAACGACATCTTAAAATAACAAGTGTTTTGATTTGGGTTATACAAGCTAACTGCTTGTTCCGGGACACCGGCTTTGAAATTTAGGCGGTCAAATCCCGGAATAGCTATAGTTTTCATTATAATTTCCCCCCTTTTATTTTTGGTAGTGTCAAAGACTACCTTGTTTTTTTATTGCTTAAACCTTGATTTTATGGAAGATTCAAATAAAAAGAGCATTGACCTCCCTTTTTTGGTATAATGTCCTCGTCTAAAAAATCGATCAACCAAAGGAGGCAATGCTCATGGACATTATACAATACTTACTTTCTGTTATTCAATACCTTTACCAGCAGAATTGCTGGCTGATTAACTTCATCTGCAGATATATTCCCCTAAAACAGTGGGCTTTTGATGACTCCCATTCCCAAAAATACCAGAAGTTCAAAATTGATGAACTCCCTCTCGTCACCGACTTCCGACAGGACTGGACTTACAAGGAACTGATCCCTTACTTTGAGAAACGCTACGGAAAGAAAATCCGGCCTGTCAGCAGACGCTCAGAATGCGACATCCCGGAGGACTGCTCCTGTCCCCGCTGTAATGCCCCACAGCCATACCTCTACAAAAACAACGGCTCCAAAGGACAACTCCTGTGCAAAGTCTGCTCCGCCAGGTTCTCGCCGGAAGAAAGCAAATTTTCTTCCGTGAAACTGCGCTGTCCGCACTGCGGAAACGCCCTTGTTCCAAAGAAAGACAGAAAGCATTTCATCCTCCATAAATGCGTCAATCCCAAATGCCCCTACTATCTCCATAACCTTAGAAAGGTGGATGAAGCAGACCTTAAGGAAGACTACGGCAAAAATAAATATAAACTTCACTACATCTACCGTGAATTTATGATGGATTTTTTCAGCATGGATCTAAATACCCTGCCCAGGAATGCTTCTTCCCTCAAATTCAGCAAACACAATGCCCATGTCATGTCTTTATGTCTGACACTGCATGTCAATCTGGGCCTTTCCCTCCGCAAAACCTCGCAAGCCCTGAAAGACCTGTACAACATCAGCATCTCCCACCAGCAGATAGCCAACTACTGCAAGACTGCCACCATCTGCGTCAAGCCCTTTGTCGATCAATACCCCTACGAAAAAGGGGAAGTATTTACCGCTGATGAAACCTATATCAAAATCCGCGGCATCAAAACCTACGTCTGGCTCATCATGAACGCCGCCACCCGGTCCATCATCGGCTACCAGGTGTCCGACAGCCGCGGCGTCGGCCCTTGCATCCTTGCCATGCGCATGGCCTTCCGGGGACTTGCAAAACTCCCTGAAAAGTTCAAGTTCATCGCTGACGGCTACAGTGCCTATCCCCTCGCCGCCATGGAGTTTGCCAAAAAGTTCGGCAAAGCCTTTACCTTCAAGGTCACACAGGTCATCGGACTTACCAACGACGACGCTGTTTCCACGGAACACCGACCGTTCAAGCAGATGATCGAACGGCTCAACCGCACCTACAAGGCTTCCTACCGCCACACAAACGGCTTTGACGGCATCGACGGTGCCAACTACGACCTGACTCTCTGGGTTGCCTATTACAACTTCCTGCGCCCTCATAAACATAATAAATACAAAGTCCTCAACGAAGTGGAAATGCTGCAAGGCGCAGACAACATGCCGGGCAAATGGCAGCTCCTTATCTTCCTCGGCCAGCAGACAATCCTAAATATGCAGAAAAACAATGCAGCTGTCATGGAGCGGAGCTGTTGTCAATAGAACCGTGGAATACCGGAACAGACGGCAGCACCGGCTGTGAGGATATGCCGCGAAAGTCTATTGACATAAGGCTCGCGGATTATCCTGTTCCTGTAGAAAAGGGCGTTGTGCCCTTTTCTTGCCTTCCGGCGAGGACAGGTTCGGGCAGAGCACGAAAACGGGTCAAGGGACTGCTCCCTTGTGGGTTCTTAGGGTAACGCCCTAAGCCCTCGGAGAGCTTACAGGAATCAATATCTACAGTTTTCAAAGTTCATTTGAGCCTATTTTTTCGGCTCAGTTTTTTCATAGATTACTTGACACTACCTTATCTACATCATCTGGGGATACTCCCAATGAATTAACCAGTTCGCCTGTTGACCGTTTCTTGTGTTTTAAATCTTTTCCTATGACGGTTTTTAAATGTGATTTAACACTCTTAAGCAAAGTATCTCCACCCGCTTTTAAAGTCTGTCCAACTATTTTGTCTGTTTCTTTTCCCAGTTTTGATATCTTTAATAAAAACTTTTCCGGCATCTTAATTTCGCATTTGCCCATGTCAAATCTCCTCTTTTTTGCTTAGATAGACTAACAAGATGCTTCTATTTTCTTTGTTAAAACTTCAATGTACAGGTCTCTTCCTTTGATATTTTCTACTGATAATATGCTGTATCTGCCATCGCTACAAGCAATATCCATTTTCGTTGTAATATTTAAATTCGGTATTTTTCTAAATCTAAACAATACTGTTGCTTCTGAAAACGAAGCCATATTGGCCCACATCCGATTGCCATGTCTATCTTCTCTATATGCACGAACACTTGCTAAAATTGTGTCACGCTTTACTGAAAACCCCTCTGTGTCTGTAACAATAGAAGGTGAAATTATATCTATAAAGCTATTCATTTTTCCAAACGACACGATATCGCTCCCTTCGCTCGCGTTATCAAATGTATAGTTTACAATTTACAGTGTACAATTGCGGTTTGCCACTTCGTGGCACTATATTTAGTGGCGGCAAAGCCGGCCACTTTCATTGTACATTGTGCCTTGTACATTGTACATTATTTTAAACCTGCCAATCTTTATCAAGCTGTAAAAGCCGATTAACCGTACTCCAAACTTGCTCTGACGCTTGCACATTATCGCCCCAAAAACCGGATGTGCTTCCGTCACGGCTCTCGTAAAAGTGTGTTGCCAGCATTATAACAGCCTGTTCTGTTGTCTGCGACATTTCATTGTTTAAATAATAACCACTATTCATTTTCTGATAGCTTTCTGCATAACATATGGCAGCATTAATGTAACCCCTTATAAGTTCATCATCTTCGTTATGATAAAGAATTAAATTTGCTTTCACTTTATCGAGCAAGTCATTCATATAAATCGACTCTCCCGCTTAAATACTGTTTTGCTTCATTAGACCGGCTTCTTTTAGTTTCAAAAGCAACGCATTAAAGTCCGATTTCAGCTCTGCAATCGTCGATGCTGTACTTTCATCTTGATTTTCCGCTTGTGTAAATGTTGATTCAAGTCCTAAGACTTTGCCTCCTTCAGCTATTTCCAGTGTACCACCTATAACTGTTTTTTCTCCGCCTTGTTCTGTGTAATTTTTACAGTTGTATGACATATAAAATCTCCTTTCAGTTAATTCAATGTACGTTTACATTGCCTAAGCTTTTTGCTGCAAATATTTCACTGCCTCAGGTAATATGAGCTTACCGTCTAATCGTTGAGTCGCCACAAATCCAATCTGCCCGGTTACTGCAAATAGCTCGTTTAAACGCTTGAAACTCCTGCCTTGACGATCCGCAATCCAGTAATATTTAAAGTCGCCAAAGGCAACTGTTTTGTTCCCCGCAGAGATTTCCGGCATATATGCTGATGTCAAAACTGGACGGTTTAAAATAGTATCCGGCGTTCCCGCAACCATTGACGGTTGCCAGATATACTGCCCGGCTCCATCTTTTAATTTTCTGATAGCTTTAACTGTGGAGTCATTCATTAAAAACGTTGCGTTTTTGCGGTACGGAGACTTTAAACTGTAAAATAAGTCCATGATCTCATCAAATGAAATTGCTGCTGCTCCAGAAGTAGTTTTTCCAAGCTGACCTCCTCCTGTTGCATCTAAAATTCCTGTTGGTTTTCCTGTTCCGTCTCCTACAAAAAGGGCTTCTTCCTCTTTTGTACCAATGCGTCTGCCGAATTCTTTTGCAACATAACTCTCAAGGTCAAAAGCGCTGTCATTCAATAACTCTTCACTAATTTTTATCATTGTTGCCAGCTTGTATGCGCTCAGCGTTACCTGTTTAAAGCTATCATCACTTTCTGGAATTGCCCCCTCTTCATCAACCCATGAAGCATCGCCTTTCGTTGCTACAACTGGAATTTTACGGTCTCCACTGGACGTTTGAATTGTGTTTGCAAGCCCCCTGAAAATGTCTTCTTCCTCTAAAGCTTCAACCAAAGTATGTTCGAATTCATCAGGCGTTAAATAGCCTCCTTCGGCGTCACTGCCTATTTGAAGGGCATTCTTTACCTCAAGCCCAGCTTTATTTCTCATTACTTGCCAAAACGCATTTTTATACTCATTGCTAGCTCTACCTGTTTTTCGCGATCTTTCATCAGCTTGAGGTTTTTCTAAAAGAGGCGCACTTGTTGCCTTAGACAGCTCTAAATCAATTGCAGCCTGCTTTTCTAGCCTATCGATTTCTTTCCCAAGATTTACAACCTCTGTTTCCATTTTTTCGTATGTAGAATTATCTTCAGCTGAAACCAGCCCATTTTCACTTCGTCTGCTATCTAGAAAATTCTTTGCTGTTTCCCATGCTTTTGTGCGTTTTTCACGTAGTTCAAGTATTTTGTTCATAACTCGTTCTCTCCTTTAAAATTTAATGATTTAACAAAGAAAGCCGCTTTTTAAGCGACTCTAGTGTTGTTTTTGATTCTTTTTTAGAAATTTTATTAATTATCGCCTTTGCAATCAATGCTCTGCCAAAAATTAAACCGTCTGATATTTCATATTCAGAATTATTATCTGTATACAAAATGTCATCTGCAAACCCAAGTTCTACTGCCTTTTTAGCGTTCATCCAGCTTTCTTCGTCCATCAAGCGAGATATCTTTGCTCGTGAAAGTCCTGTTTTTATCTCATAGGCATTTATGATAGACTCTTTGACTTCACTAAGCATCGATATTGCTTTTTGCATATCGTCAGTGTCTCCAAACGCTCCTGTCATAGGATTATGGATCATCATGGAACTTACCGGAGACATTAAAATCTGCGTGCCTGCCATGGCAACCACTGACGCTGCCGAAGCTGCAATTCCATCTATCTTGACGGTCACATTGCCTTTGTATTCCATCAGCATATTGTAAATTTGCGCCGCTGCAATCACATCTCCGCCAACACTATTTATAAACACCGTAATATCGCCACTTCCGGACATTAGTTCAGCTTTAAATTGTTTAGGTGTTATCTCATCGTCCACCCAGCTATTCTCAGCTATGGTACCTTCAATACGAAGAATACGCTCGTTATTTTCATCACTCGTCCAGTTCCACCAGCGAGCTGTTCTCTTCGGACTGTTTGTTATTTTCTCCATCGATATCATCCTCCTTTGTCTCAGTTTCTTTAGACTCAGAGCGCATAAATCCTCCTGCATCCTCTAATTTTGTCATTGCTCCGTTAATCAAGTACAAGTTACCCCCAAGCTCGTCCGGGATTAAATCCATATTTTCAAGTTCCCTTACGTCATTTGCACTCATCCAGCCGTTTTGTCTTGCTGTTGCATAGCCATTCATGCGGCTTTCATAATCGCCACGCAGCAACCCGTCAACATTGAATTTTACAAAATATTCTCGCTTTTCGCTCTCTAAAAACAGTGACCTCTGAATTGACTGTTCCCACCTCGTAACCCAAGGGTTGAGTGTATATTTTAAAAATTCCAGGGACTGCTCTTCTATATTAGAAAATGAGGCTCTTTCCAAATCTCCTACCATGTGCGGTGGTATTCTAAATATTCGGGCAATTTCATCTGTCTGAAATTTTCTTGTCTCTAAAAACTGAGCTTCGTTGGGTGAGATTGCAATTGGTTTAAACGCAAGACCCTCTTCTAGCACCGCTATTTGATGAGAATTGCTGCTGCCTTTAAACAGTGAATTCCAGCTTTCTCGCAGTCTGTCAGGATCTTTTATCGTCCCCGGATGTTCTAAAACTCCACTCGGCGATGCTCCATTTTCAAAAAATTTAGCACCATATTCTTCACAGGCAAGTGCCATTCCTACGGCATTTTTAGCCATTGAAATAGGGGAATATCCAACCAAACCATCGAATCCTAGACCAGGAATATGCAAGACATCCTCTTTTCTTAAATACACTTGCCCTTGCGCTTTGAGCGTAGAATTATCGCTGTCATTGACCATGTATGTGTAATAAATTTCACCGTTTGATGCTCTATCGACTGTCATACGGTTTGGCATTAACGGGTAAAGTGCTAATATTTCGCCCTTGCCGTTACGAATAATTTGAGCGTAGGCGTTGCCCCACAACAAAAGATGACTCATCATTGTCTCCCTGAACACAAATGAAGTCATCTCTGGATTTGGCTCATCATGCAAAAGGCGATAGAGCGGGTGATTTATGGCTTTTTCTTTTGCACTGTCTTTTCTATATTTATATGTATGAAGTGGCAAGCCGGCGATCGCTTCGGATAAAATCCGAACACATGCATAAATAGATCAAGATAAATTGAATATGTGGATGGACAGATCTCCTTTCCACATGGAAAAATGTAAAGATTGCAAATTTATATTACTGTGCGGTGGCGGATGTCCGGCTGAATCTCTCGAAAAAGCTGGAAATATTAATTGTCCTTCTTGTAATGGTATTGAGCAAACGTTGAAGGTATACGTTAGCCACATAAAAGACAAGTTAATGAGCGATGCTAATTGCTAAATTGAAAGAACTCGAGGATGTTTTATGGCGTATTTCACTAAGTATTTTTGTTCATATCGATTAGATAAAAAACATGTGCTAATTTTAAATACTCTGACAAATGCTATTGATGTTGTTGACAATGAAACTTTCAAAAACATAAAAAATATAAAAGACACAAAATCTTCAGTCATAGAGCCTAAGCTGCTTAAGTTTTTAGAGAAACGCGGCTACGTTTTTAAAAGAAAAACAGATGAGGAAAACCTTTTAAAAAAGTTTCAGAGCATACGGGAGAAAATTATGCATGAAGCCGTTAATGTAAATTATTGGACAATATGCACATCTATGGAATGTAACTTAAGACGTACTTATTGTTATGAAAACCATACTCAACATAGCAATCCGGCTAAAATATCTAATTTACAGTTAAAAACCATTTTTAATTATATCACCCATTCGAAAAATTCTAATAAAAATAATTTTTCTAAGAATTGTTATATAGCAATTTATGGAGGAGAACCACTATTAAAGACAAACTACGGTATAGTTAAAGAGATATTAAAGTTTTCTCAAAGGATCGATTATCCTTTACATATCACCACAAATGGAACGACTGTAGATAGTGACTATTTAAATTTGCTTTCACAATATAGAGACATTTTACATATGCAAATAACTTTAGATGGCGATAAATTTATTCATGATCAAAAAAGAATCTATTGTAATGGTAGAGGAACATTTGATGTAATCTGCAAAACTATAGATAAAATTTTAAATTCAAAAATACAACTGAATGTTAGGATAAATGTTGATAAAGCAAATATCCAAAATTTGGGTTCTTTAAAAAAGTGTTTCGATACACGAGGTTGGAGCAAAAATCCTTTATTTCATGTGTATGCAGCTCCAATAAGATACTATCAAAAAAATGGGCCTGAAATAAGCGATTCGAAAATGTTGGATATTTTAATAAGAAACAATTGGTATAACGATTCTTTTATAAAAAGGTTGGATTCATCGGTCTTTGATAGCTTGTTCAATTTTTTTGACGATAACGTCCCTAATTCTTCAGTGAAACTATGGAATATATCATATTGTGCTGCGTCTTACGGTTCTCACTATTGCTTTGTGCCTAACGGAATTATTACTACCTGCATAAGAGCCGCAGGCAACAAAAGATATATGATAGGAAGTTTTGATGAAAATAATGTAACAATTGACAAGGATAAACTAAGCGAATGGAAAAATAGAAGCCCTTTTGAAATAGAAAAATGTAAAGATTGTAAATTTATTTTGTTATGTGGTGGAGGATGTGCAAAATGTGCCATTACAACTCATGGTAACATTAATTGTGGTATATGCAATGATATCGAGAAAACGTTAGAGATTTACGTTAAACACAACAAAAATAGGTTTTTGTCGCAAAGCATCCTACATAAATGAAGTGTTTAAAGTTGTTGATACGAATTTTGAATCAACAATTTTAAACGTGTTGATTGAGCTATTCGAATAAGCTTGCAAATAAACGTAGACTTATTTTAGATTAAACCTAACTTGGTATTTTAACACGTTTTTATTCCTGAAAATTCTTTTTATTAAATAATACTTATAAAAAATAGCTAAAACAGATACGTTTACGTTACACATGTTAAAATATTGGATGAAGAACATTCGTTATTGATAAATATGCTTACAAGTGCTATTGACGTTATTGATAATAAGTTATCTGACATTATTAATAAATCACTTAAAGGCGATGACGAACTTGTTAATATAAACGAAAAAGAGTTTTTTCAGCTAAAACAACGAGGCTATATATTTGATTCAATAAATGACGAAGAAATTTTATTAAAAAGATATGAAGCAATAAATAATAAAGTTTTAGCTAATATTGATCAAATAGATTACTGGACAATTTGTCCAAGTATGGAGTGTAATTTAAGATGTCCATATTGTTATGAGGACCATGTTCAGAATGAATCGATAAAAAGATTGTCTGAACAGCAATTAGATGTCATCTTTCATTACATTTTAAATCAAAAGTTTAATAAAAAATCAAAAATCTTAATATTTGGTGGAGAACCATTGCTGAGCGTAAATTATAAAATAGTTGAGAAAATATTAAGGTTTACACAAAAACACAGCTTCCCAGTTGGTATTACAACAAATGGGACATCTTTAAGCACAACGTATTTAGACTTGTTTTCGAAACATAAAGGAAATTTGGCGGTACAAATTACTCTTGATGGCGATAAAACTGAACATAACAAAAAAAATTTTTCCCAAACGGAAATGGTACATTCGATACAATTTGCGATAACATTACTAAACTTTTAGATCAGAACATTAAGGTAAGTATCAGAATAAATATCGATAAAAATAATATTAATAAGTTAGCGTACTTGAAAAATTTATTTTTTGAAAAAGGATGGGACAAAAGTCCTAATTTTGGCGCTTACGCAGCACCAGTAAGGGTCTATTCAGCAAGTGAAACAACCATAAACGATTCAGAGATGTTAGACATTTTGACTGAAAATGATTGGTGGAATAATTTGTTTCTTGAGAATTTAAATTCTGCCGTTTTCGACAAGGTATTTGGCTTCTTTAATGTTGAGCATAAAAATTCTTTAGACAAGTTATGGAATATATCATATTGTGTGGCAACCCGATGTAGCCATTATTGTTTTACACCTGACGGCAATATAACAACATGTTTGCGATGCACAGGCAAAGAAGAGTGTAGGGTAGGTATATTTGATGACATAAAAGTAATAATTGACAATACTAAATTAAATATGTGGAAAACTAGAAACCCTTTTAAAATGGACAAATGTAAAGAGTGCAAATTTATTTTGTTGTGTGGTGGAGGCTGTGCAAAAAGTGCTATTATAAAATATGGTAATATCAATTGTGGAGTCTGCAATGACATAGAAAAAACATTAGAAGTTTATGTTAAACACAACAAAAATAAATTCTTGAAATTAAATAACAAATAAGGGCCTGTATATGCGATTTGTCAACAAAATTAGGGGAAAAATAACCAATATATTTAAAAGTTATGAGTTCGTTTTTAAAGAAATCAGAAAAGTTAGTCGCTCTTTCGTGTGGACTCTAATATTTTCAATTTCAATCTCAGGACTTTTACCTGTTTTGTCTCTGTACGTTTTTAAGGTGATAACATCAGAACTCGAAATTAATATAAATTTAAATCATTCTATAAATTTTACTTATTTCGCTTATCTTTCAGCCATCTATATGCTTGCGATATTATTAAAGAGTGTAGCCTTAAGCATAAGAGAATATATGAACAACTTAGCAGGGTTAAAATTAACTTACAGTATACAATCTAAACTTATAGATAAAATAAAAAAAATTGATTACAAAAATTTTTACTATCCACATTTTCAAAATAAATACAAAACTGTTCTTCAAAACTGTCAAAATCAACCTTCTGTTGTTGTCTTTTCAACAGTGTTAACAATCTCTTCACTTATACAATTTTTAAATAGTTGTATAATAATCACAAAACTTAATCTTAATTTAATGATTTTTTTAATTGTATGTTTTATTCCAAGCTTGTTTATAAACATTAATATAAAAAACAGATATATAAGAACAGTAGACAAAACTGCACAATCAAATCGAAGAGTAGGATATTTTTTTCATGTAATGACAGAAAGGGATTATATTAAAGAGCAGCGACTTTTCAATCTGTATCCTTTTTTTTATGCTAAAAGAGAATTAAACTTCAAAAAGAATTTAAAAATGTGGAAACAATTTAGAAAACAAGAGCTTTTATATAAATTTTTTTCAAGCATCTTGCCTTGTGTCGGTATTTTTTTATCTATTGTCTTTTTAATTTTAGAAAGCTTAAAAAAGAACAACACTGTCGCTGATTTTATTTTCTATAGTGGTATAATAGTTTCCCTTCAAGAAATTTTTGATTCACTTACCTATAATGTTTCTTATAGTTATGAAAGTATAGCTTTTATCGAAAAATTTCTGAATTTTTTAGACTTAGAAAATGAAATAAAAAGTGGAAATAAAATAATTTCAAATAAAAATATTCACACATTAGAATTTAAAAATGTCTCCTTTGCATATCCCAATTCAAACAGCTTTGTTTTAAAAGATATAAATCTTAAATTTGAAACAGGTGAAATAATAAGCTTAGCGGGAAAAAATGGTTGCGGAAAGACAACATTAGTAAATTTAATTTTAAGAATTTTTGATCCAACAACAGGCAAAATTTTATTAGATGGTATTGATATAAAAGATTATGACTATGAAAATTATTTAACTTCTTTCTCTACTATTTTTCAAGATTATCAAAAATATGCCGTAAAATTATATGACTATATTTCATTCGGTAATATAAAAGATCCAAAAAATATTTTAAAAGCAAAACAAGCCGCTATAAGTGCAACAACAAATATTTTTATAGAAAACCTACCAAAAGGATTTGATAGTAACTTAATGACCTTGTTTGATAAACAAGGTATTGAGTTATCTGGAGGTCAATGGCAAAAGCTTGCCGTTTCAAGAGTGTTTTTTTCAAAAGCAAGCACCTTAATTTTTGATGAACCGACTTCTGCCCTTGATTCAACTTCAGAATCTAAAATATATAAAAATATTGTTAAGTTTGGTAAAGGGAAAATAACTATATTTATTTCTCATAGAATGTATTCATCTAAATTAGCCAAAAGGATAATTTATATTGAAAACGGAAGAATTGTAAGTGATGGTACACATGAAGAATTAATGCGTCAGAATATAGAGTACAAAAAGCTTTTTGAAGAACAAGCAAACAAATATAAATCTAGTAACGCATCCTTATAAAGGTTATAATGTATGAATCAAAAGACAAAAACAGTATTTAGTGCCATTCAACCCAGCGGGGATATTACAATTGGCAATTATTTAGGAGTAATAAAAAATTGGGTAGAATTGCAAGATAAATGTAATTGTATATTTGCTTTGGCAGATTTGCATTCAATAACTATATTTCAAAAACCAAAAGGTCTAAGAAAAAACATATTAAATGCATATGCATTGTTATTGGCTTGTGGTATTGACGTTGAAAAAAGTTTATTTTTCTTGCAAAGTCAATAATTCTCATGCTCAACTTGCTTGGATCTTAGATTGTTGTACTCAATTTAGTGAATTATCTCGAATGACACAATTCAAAGATAGAACAGAAAAACATGCTGATAATATAAACTGTGGGCTATTTTCATATCCTATTTTAATGGCTGCTGATATTTTGTTATACAATACGGACATTGTCCCAATAGGCCTAGATCAGAAACAACACCTTGAACTTACACGTACTATTGCTGAGAGATTTAATTTTTTATATACCGACATTTTCAAAATTCCGAAAAACTATATTTCAAAAAAAGGCTCTAAAATAATGTCCTTGCAAAGTCCGATAAAAAAGATGTCAAAATCGGATAAAAATTTTGATTCTTGGATTGCTCTTTTGGATTCACCAGCTGATATAATTAGAAAATTTAAGCGAGCTGTAACAGACTCCGAATCATGCGTTCGATATGATGATATAAATAAACCTGGAATAAGTAATTTAATGACTATTTATTCTTGCATGAGTGGTAAAAACTTTAAGGATATCGAAAAAGAGTTCGATGGCATTGGTTACGGTAATTTTAAAGAAGCTGTAGGAGAATGCGTTATCGAAAAATTATTACCTATACAAAGTAAATTTTTCGAACTTATTAAAGATAGAGAATATCTAGAAAAATGCTATAAAGCAGGTGCTGAAAAAGCTCGTTGCATTGCTAATAAAACTTTAGATAAGGTCAAGAAAGAAATAGGGTTTATAGTACAGTAAATAAAAATGTACCCGCAAAAGTTAAAAAACGATTTGAAAAATTACTTAATATGAGATGATAAAAAAATTTAACTATGATCGAGGTTTAACAATATGAAGCGTTTATTTAGTTTTTTTATGATTTTATTAATATTATTCAATAGCACAAATTCACTTGCAGTTGCAATGTCTCCACAACAACAAGAACTTTACCAGGCTGCTATCGTTGAATTAAATCCCGATAAGGCTCTCGAGCTATTGCAAAGAAATAATATAAATCTAAATGAGTATATAGAAGTGAATGGTCGACAAACAACTTTTTTACATGAACTTTTGCAACTTGCTTGCGACTTCCATAGATTTAAAACAGGTGATAACAAAAACATAACAGATGACTTAGATATCAACTTGTTTAGTTCGCCAATTGGAGTACAGGGAGATAATTCAAACTGTTTGAACCAAAAGCAAATACAAGAAAGATATAAAAGAGAAATAAATTTTGACCTTGATTATTCTTTATATCAAATGTTCCGACTTTTTTAGGGTTCGGTGCTAATGTTGATTTGGTAAGTAACTATTTTGGTATGAGTGCCAGAGAATTTGCAATGAATTTTCAGACAAGTCAAGGAAATAATCCATTAACTTTTATAGCTAATTTTCCCAAAATTACCACCGCAGATTATATAGAATGTCGAGATAGAACTAGGAATGACGTTATTACATCTATAAGGAATAGAAACTTTAGGCACACTATGCTAATTTCTTTTCTTTATATCATTTTTTATTATTTTATGTAACAAAGCTATTGCGTGTACAACGCTAAGATGCGAAAATATTTTTATTATTACTAATTAACCATATAATTGTATGGAGATAATGATTCTGTCATTTTTCTGTATTTCTTATATAAGATGTATTCTTACCTGCACCAACTTTTATTATATATTCTTCTTGCAGTAAATTATGAAGTACAACTTCTATTGTGGATATGCTGATGTCTGGGCACTGTTCTTTTATATCTTTTTTTGATAATTTTTTTAATGTATTATCAAATAATATTTTTATTCTTTCTGATTTAGATAATTGCTTATTCTGTAAATGTTCTACTCGGCTAGAAAAATCTTTATAAGCGCTCAAAATTATCTCTAAATTATACTTAACAAATGGCAAATATGTGTTTTTAGATTCATGCCAACAGTCTGAACTTTCTCTTAGAGAAATATAATAAGATTCTTTCGTACTTTCTATTATCTTTTCTATGCTTACATATTTACCAACAATATAACCACTTCTATATAGTAGAAGCAACGTAAGAAGCCGACTCATCCTCCCGTTTCCATCATTGAATGGATGAATACACAAAAAGTCCAGTATAAACATAGATATTAAAATCAATGGATCACATTCATTTTTACTCAAAGCTTCAAAAAGAGTTTTAGTCAATAATTCAAGTGCTACAGGTGTTTCAAATGCTGGAACAGGACGAAACCTAATCAGCATATTACCTTTAGAATCAGTTTCAGCTATTACATTATCTGAGTTTTTAAAACTGCCACCAATGTCAGAGGCCGAAAATCGATACAAATCCCGATGCATTTGAAGAATTACATTTACGGATGGTTTCATGAAATTATAATTTTCATGTATAGTATTCAGGACTTCTCTATACCCGGCAATTTCGCGCTCAGAACGATTACGAGGAGTAGTTTTGTCCATAACAATAGCCTCCAGTCTTTCGTCCGACGTATATATCCCTTCAATCCTGTTTGATGCACCTGTACTTTGTATCTTTGCAATTTCACACATGGAATCTAATATATCTGGCTTAGCGGCTATAAAAAGATCTTCTTTCCCTTTAAACTCATGTATTTTTGACACTAAATTCATTATGTCTATATTTAAAAGCTCTTTGGGGAAATTACTATAATTGAAATCTCTTATATTTAACATCCCTTTCTGCCCAATAGTTTTTATTAATGCATAATTATAATATAATTTTGTGCAGAAGTCAACTCAATTATGCAGAATAAAATTTTAGTCTATTGACTAAAGCATAGTACATTGTAAAAAATAAGAACAGATAAAATGCAATAAAATCATTAAAAAAATCGCATAAAATAAAGCATATAACAATATCCATTGTTATCCAAACCTAGGAACTCATTTCAATAGGGTATGCACATTTTAATACTCTTTTTATTATTCTTACATTAAAGCCAGCAAAAACAACGATTAAAGCTGAGTCTTTAGGCAAACTACAATGTGAACATCGATACTTGCTAAACCCCTGTTACTAGTTTTTTCGTTAATAGGTATACCACTTAAGATTTTACTCTTTTTATACTTTAATAAAAATGGCCTGCCACCTTAATTAAAGGTTCCAAGCCATCTTTGTTTTTATACTACTAGCTTTATACCTTCCTGAACTATTTTTCCAAAACCTTTTTCCATTAATATTACAATGTCATCCTGCGCATAATTGCCTCTCTATGTAACAATTCAAAGTATAAACATCTAGCAGACACTGGCATATTTAGAAAACTTTCAGTGTCAATAAGCTTCATCCTCATTTTCATCAAACTCCCTTTTTCTTTAGATTGCATAATGATTTGCCAAATTAAAAATTTGGGGCATATATTCCTGGTTTTACCTCCTTTCTATTATTAGTATAATTTAAAAATTTTCCAACACCAATTTATTTTTTACATTATATCATTTCAAGTGTTTTAAGGAATTTAATGCAATATTTATAGCCTCGATAGTAAATATAGCTTTGTTCTGCTGACGCAATAATAAAAATATTCGATTCATGTTTATTTATAAAATCTCTGTCTTTTTTTGACAGTCGATCAAGTAGTTCTTCGAACTTATCTGCATTATTTTTCTCTTCTTCTTTGCAGGCTTTGTATTCAGAATTTTCTACCTCCCATTCCGAAATAATATAATCAAGTAAGCCATCTAAAAAATCTTGCATCGCCAATCTCACTATTTTGCATTATAAATTTTCCTCCAATATCAATTTTGAAGTTTCCGGATCTCGGTACAAAAAGCAATATAAATATTCATTAACAACTTTCTATGATTCTTATTCAGAATTTTAAGACCTCAGTTATTCCGCACACATGCTAATTTTTAAATCATTTCAAAATTCCGTGTTTCATATTTTATAAGTTTGATTAATTTAACCGTGTGAAAGTATGCACACACCTGTGAAGATTTTTTCAAAAAAATGCACACCCCTAAATGAAAAGTCAATAAAATATAGTGGTATTTTCAAAAAACACAGCCTTAAAAACAGCTCTACAAGCCAAGAAAGCTCAGTATTGCTAGGCTTACCTTTATATCAAAACTTAAGTGATTAGACAATGTGGGTAGTTATAAGGGGCTTGAGAGTTTCTTATAACTACTTTTAATATTTAGAGCTTGGCGAGTCAGATTGTTTTTAACAGGCAATCTGCTCTTTTTTTGTGCGTTCAAAAGATTTTTTGTAACTGTCTTTTTCTGGACGGCTGAATTTTGGAATTTGCACTTGTCCTATCATCTTGTAATAAATTTCAACTCGTTGTATTGTCTCTCCAAAAACTTTTTCTTTATGGTGTACAATAATTTTATCGATGAACTCATGTAAAATTTCTGTTGTCAGCTCTTCGATATTTGAATATTTTCTCACGATTTGCAAGAAACCATCAGCATTTAGTTCATGAGATTTCTCTTCAGCAACTACTTTTTTCATGT